GGTTTTACCACAATCCAGTAGCCAATGTATTCAGTGCATTGGCTGTACCAATTTTATTAATCGCCTTAATTGGCACAATCACAGGAGCATAGTAATGAAATTAGAACTTACCAAAGCACAAGCAAAACATCTTGAGTATCTTTTAAAAGAAGATAGAGATACAGACCAAGCTATGTTAAACGACCATACTGCTGATAAAAGATATGTTAAAAACAGTTTAAATTTAAACAACAGAATATTAACAAAATTAACAAAGGAGGTAGAGTAATGGATAATTATTTAGCAGTTGGTATAGCAGAGGGTTTTGAAGAACCTAAAAATGAAGAACAAGTTGTAGAGGCATGGCAACATTTAGTTGACACTGGTTTGGCTTGGCAACTTCAAGGTAGGTTTGGAAGAATCGCTAAAGATTTAATAGAACAGGGCGTAATTAAAGCACAGGAGGTGCAATCATGAGTGCATATTTAGTAGAACCACAACACATGACTGAGATCGTCAAGTGGGCATCAAACCCACAACAAGGTAATCTTAGCCATGTATACAATCAGATCACTAAAAAAGAAATTGATTGTGATGCAGAAAGTTTGATAGAGATATTATCTTTAGCAAACATACAAAGCCTAGTCGCAAGATATGGAGAACAAGCAGAGGTTGAATATGAGGGCTATGTAGATAAATGCAAAAGCATCCTCAAGTATTCTACAGATGGTGCTTCTGTCAGTTTGCTTACTGGTGTAGGATGCTGTGATCTAAAAGCAGAAGACATTTACAACATGGTCAGATGTCTTGAGTATCAATCATGTGAGGTACATGACTGGGTACACACAGATGCTTACTGGTTGTTAAACGCAATCAGAGATATGGCAGGTTCTAAAATGTCAAAAGATGCAGAAGTGCAATGGAGTTTTGATTCAAGGGAGGTAGCATAATGCCAACCACAATCATGTACGATGTTTACCAATACATTCCTAGTTATGGCAGACATGGAGAAAACCTTTTTGTAGCTTCTTATCGCAACAAAGCTGATGCCATAGATCGCAAAGAAAGAGATTACAACAGAAACATTACCAGTCATGTGCAAGAGCGATTGGCTAACACTGATCCCAAGAAAACTTTATAATAAACTCACCCATGATACTAACTGACACAGAAAGAGAAATCATTATTGAGGCTTTGTCTAAAGAAGGTTTGCCTATCTTTCACAAAGAAAAGAAAACCCAAGAAGACAAAATGAAATATCGTAAGATTGAAGAGATCATACACAAACTGGCATTTGGCAAATGAACATACTTAAATCAATTATTTTAAATACTGACGATGGTGACATGGAAGTTTCTACTCCTATTGTAGAAGCTAGATCGTTTGCAGGTGCACTTAAAAAATTTAAGGATCAAGAAATACTGGCAATATTAAAATTAGAAGATGACAATTACATGGTTTTTATTGAGGAATAAAGCGTGTAAACTTCTTATGTGACAATTCATAAGTTAAATAACTACCTGTTATCAATGCAATCGCATTGGTCAATCATGCACAGCACACATCAAGCAGTCGAAGAATCCCTGCCTATCTTGTCTAAATTTTCTTCTAGTGATGGTGTAGATCGTATGCAAGAAACACCACTGAAAAAACACATCACCAAAATACATCCTGACATTTACAAAGTGCCAGTGTTTAGAAGAAAGTTTTGCAAGATGTTAGTCGATGAAATCGAAACAATGAAATTCGAAACCAACGATGATGAGGATGAGCTTAGGCAAATACCTGAGATAGTATTAAGAGANCAAATACCTGAGTTGTATCGCAACATGTGGTTTGTGGTTCAGACAGTTNTAAATCCAATNATCTATTCTATTTGGCAACGCAACTGTTCCAACATAGGTTCAGTACAGATAGCCAACTACAATTTAAAAGACAAACAACAAGGTGCTTGGCACCACGATGAATCAGCAGATATTAGTGTGGTGATACCACTGAACACTGGTAAGTACAAAGGAGGTGGCACTGAGTTTCATAACTATGGTGAGGTTGCACCTTTACCCACAGGTCATGCACTGATTTTCCCTAGCTTTACCCACATGCACAAAGGATTACCTGTGGATATGGGTGACAGATACCTGTTAGTCTTTTGGTTGTATGATCGAAAGAGAATGGAATGGTTGCTAGAGAATGGCTCACCATAAGTCGTGTAATTCGACCAATTGAACTCCATCAACATTGTAAGGCTTGTAGACATTACTTTTCTCAGCCTGTAATAGATTGTGTAGAGCCTGCTCGTTCTTAGCTCTACCATACTCCAAGGCTTCGTCAGACATGGTGTAAACCACATAAGGATATGGATGAGCCTTTTCCTGTGCCAAGAAAGAAAAACCTTCTACTGGTAGTCCTATGCTCTTGCAAGCATCTACATACAAAGAAGCCTGCATATGATACCTATATCCATTAATAGCTTGTTTGAAGCCTCTAGGTGAAGCATCACGACAGGTTTTTAAATCCCATACCTGTTTGCCATCGTACCAATCAAACCTAGATTTAAAAGGATGTCCATACAACATGTAGCACACAGTAAGCTCAGTCTTATCGTTTGCACCACTAGGAATGTAATCCTTTGCTACTCTTCTGCGTTCCATACAAATGTCGTACATGTCCTGAGTGATAGGTGTTCTGTCACCAACAGTAGCCAAGAAATCCTCATAGGCTTCTTTGCCTACTTTGGTTCTACGATCTAACGCAGGTTGGATAATAAATTCATCATCGAAAGTATGGTGTTCTAAAAACACTGTGTGTTGTACTCGACCTTCTAACAACGCAGGTGATTCAGTAAACCCTGATCTGTATTTCCATGAGTACATGCACTTGTCAGCTTCTTTTAGATCGGAAGCTCTATATGCAGGTATCTCGTTGTACTCGCTAAAAGGTAAGTTCTCGTATACGCCTTCTTTAAATTCCATCTTTAGTTTTCTCCATTTCTTCAGGTTTTACATCCCAACAGTTTAAATTGCCTGCAACAGTTCTACGCTCACCTGATCCTTTGAAAGGATAAACTGAGTGTTGTAACCACGATGGAAACATTAAAAGTTTCCCTACTTCAGGTTTAATAATTCTTGCCTGAGAAGGTCGCAGTCTTTCAGGATCAATGGTTTGATTTAGTCCATACACAAAGTTAAGGTACCCATCCACTGCACCTGATGAATTGTATAAATCCATGTTTTGATTGTCTTTGATTTGTTCAGGAACCATAGTCCAAGTAGTAAAAGAAATACCCATCAATGACTGAGTGCCATGATCGTGAATAGGATTGTAGTCACCTTCATAAGAATGTACTGACCACAGTTGATCCATTTCTACTCTTTTTGGATAAAGACCACAGCGAGTCATTTTTACAAACTGCTCGATGTATTGAACTCCAAGGTTCTCCATAAGATGTATGAATGGTTTTAATTCATCACAGTGATGATCCATGTTTAATTGTTCACCTGAATAAATTTGACCTACTAGAACATCACCACTAGAAGTTTTGTTTTCGTCAATTCTAAGGTTGTTTAAGTATTTGTTTAATATATTAACCATCTCAGGTGACAGGTCATGTTGCAACATCATGGCTGATGGCAATGGATAGACTGTAAACTTTATGCCTTCTTCACTCATTGGATAATTCCTCTATTAAACGATTTAAATACCATTGGCTTTTCTTTAAATCTTCCAATGGATTGGTTTTGTATTTGTAACGATGATTGTACTTAAGCATAGAGCCCTCTAAATAATATTTAAAGTTATCGCCCAATTGTTGTTTGATGTAATCAATACACTCCACCCCACCTTTGTTGTAGTGTGGAGGTTTGTTTACATAATCAGTATCACTCATAACAAATTCTGTGGGCAACTAGGGAAAGCATCATGTTTAACAAAAAAGCTAAGTCACCCAACAGAAACTAAAATGGTATGTCATCCTCGGTTACTTCTTTGACTGGCTCATCTTTAGCAAGATCAGCTAATCCACTAGAAGTAGGTTCAGATGTTTCAAAACTTGTGCCTGACTCTTTCGCACCTTTAAGCTCAAAACTTTCTTCTAATAAAGTTTGTTGCCACTCAGGTAAGCTATCAAAAATATCACACATGGCTTTTGTTTTCTCAGTGCTAT